TGGATTGCTGAGTCTTCTTTAAATATTCTCGAAAGCAACTTTTTGACCAGTTGCTGGATCAAACTGAGAGGATTCTTGATATTGCAAGAAATCTCTTACTTCCCCAACGAACGATGACAGGTATTCTTTTCTGAGTACCCTAATCGTTCGTTTTTCATTATTTTTTCTTACTTCCACCAACCAGTTAGATACTGCTACTGTTGGGTTGATTGTTAGACCAGGGTTTTCTGGATCTGGGATTCTAAATGTAGAGTCTACAACTTGTCCAGCAGGTAACAACAGTCTACCTTTGCTATCTTTAATCTCTTTTGTCTCGTAGTGACGGGTTGCGTTTAAATCTTCTTCGTACTTATCTGCCGCATAATCATAGAGCAGTCTAGTAGAAAGAGGCCATTCATCTCTGGCATTGATGATATTTGCAGTCAGAAGAACCACCCAGTCATAGTTTGGATCGCCATATAGTTTCAGAGCAACATTATCAGGTCTCTCTCCTTCCTCAATACTATATTTTGTAAAATTTGTAGTAAACTGTGCAGCAGAATCTTTGATCTTCATTCTCATGAAGAGATTCTTTGCTTCCACATATTGTTTTTTTCTCCCGCCTGTTTGAACAGGATTGATGTATTGGAAGTTTGGTAAGAAACTGAAGTATGAAACGCTAGCCATTAGAAACCTACATCGTCGAAGTCGTCGCCATAATCTTCAGCATAAATGGGTTCAAGTTCAGTAAATGATAAGTTCAATTTGTAATGGACTGGTGTGCCATCTTCATATGTGGCGTGCATACCAGATCCAGTGTAATCAACACCAACACTCGTTAGAGCACAGATCTTAAATTTATTTAGAAACCTTTGGTCACCAATTCCTTTCTTATAGGTTAGTCTAAAAACATCTGGTGCCTGCAAGAAAGCATTTTGTGTTCCCTTCTTGGGTGCTGCTGCTTTCTTGAATGTTTTGATAATTTGTAATACTATCTCAGATTCTTTTTCGTTTCTAGGAACAAAATCAAAGTTAAATCCAAAGGGTCTGATAGAGACGCCGTTGAATAGAAGTTCGACATTCTGGTTTACAATTTGCCCAGACTGTCTTCCCAAAACATCATTCAGTCCAATATTTGTTCCTGCAATTGCATTGACGATGCTCAGTTGTGCTTTACTCTTAAAGTAATTACGCATCAAATCAATGCCCATTCCTCCACCAGTTATACCTTTCAGTTGTTCATCAGCAAAGTTTTCAGCGACAGCGGCAGGGTTACCAACTCTTCCAGTCACAGCATCTACTGCTAAACCTGCTGCTTTTAGACCAGAACCAGCAAGAGCAGATAATCTAGACTCGCCCCATCCAGTTCTATTGACTGCTGCAATAGAGTTGGGCATTGGCAAAACAATGCTTTGTTTTGTTGTAGTTCCTCTTAGTTGATTTGCTAAACTATCTGCTGCTTGTGATGTTGCTTGGTTGGCACTTCCAGCACCAGCAAAAGAAGGGACTCCGCCAGGTTCATACTTCAAAACCTCGACGAACATATAGTCCGTTGTGGAGTCAATGACATCCAGAGGATATCTCAGTAACTTTGGAGGTTTAGCCATCCTTTTTATTTGCTATTTAGGCAGAGATTCTGAATTTGGCATATGATAATGATCGTGCATCCTCAACCTCATCTGGATACACTTCATGTAGTTGTCCGATCACTTCTTCCCAGGTATACTGCCTGGGCAATGCCCAATGAAAGTTAAATCCTGTAAATCCTGTTCTGGATACTCCAGTACATGCAATCAGTGGGAACTCATCATATTCAATATTAGGAGTTTTTGCTTGGTATATAAAGGTATAGAACTTTCCTGGTTCGGGGACTAATTCAGTATTTGTCAATACTGATATAAGTTCTTGCATAATATCGTCGGGTTGTTCAGTCCCGTCGAAATTATCTACAATACCTTGTAACCTGCTCATACACCTAAGTTGTCCTCTGTTAAGATCTTAAATTGAAGTAATCGGTCTTCACAATAGTCTTTAGCAGCCTTCCATTTTGCTTGGTTCTTTGCATACTCAGCAACTTCACGAATGTATGTTGGAGTACGCTTTTTCTGAACCTTGGGTTCAACACACTGCTTCTTTGGTTTCACTTCAATGATATATTTTTTGACACTCCCGTTAGATTCGCGAACTTTGATATAAAAATCGGGGAAGTATCTGTGGATTCTACCATCGAGAGGTGAACGATATGGGATAATGATTTCCTCACTACCCCACTCTAAAATGTTCTCGTTACGGTCGCAGTACACCATGAACTTTCGTTCCCACAAACTGCGATAAATAATGTTGCGATGGTCTCCTCGATATTTCTCAATATTGCTAGGTTGAAATCTCCCTTTATATGCCATTATAAACAGTTAACCTAAGGTATTTAGCGTGCCAAGAAGGAACTACCCTAGAAAGCAGCGCACTCAGGATATTAAATCGTTGTTCATGAATGTGGCAACGAGCAACCATTTTGAGTTTGGAATTCGTGCTTTTCCCATACCTCTGTTGAATTATGTTCAACAAAGAGAACCGCTTTTGACGAGAAATTTTCTCGGAAGAGAGTTGGGTTTGATGTGTAAGGGAGCAGAACTTCCTGGTGCTACCTTTGCTACGGCACAGGTGAAAGGAAATTACATGGGCATTTCTCAGAAATATGCTCATACTCGGATCTTCACTGAAAGTTCCTTTACTTTCTATGTGGACTCTCAATACAGAGTTTTAAAATTCTTCCAATTATGGCAAGAATATATGTCAAGTGGAAGTGAAGCATCACCTGACAAGAAGGCATATTACTATAGGATGAGATATCCAGATAGTTACAAGTGTAGTCAAATGGTTCTATCTAAATTTGATAGAGATCATTTTCAGAAAATAGACTATACTTATATTAATGCATTTCCAATCAACATTACACCAACTGCGGTTGATTATGGTGCTAATAACAAGATTCTTGAAATTAGTGTTACCTTTAACTATGATAGGTTTATAATGGGAACCATTAGTAGTTTGGATACACACTCTGAACAGAGCAAGAAGTTGATGCCAGGTCAGAATATTTGGGACTCTCAAACAGTACCTTTCGTTTATTCTGGAGATACTGAGTATACATCATATGCTAATAAACAGTATGCTGACTTCAAGAGCAATATCTTCAATTCTCAAGACAATACAGGTCTACAGTTTGATTGGAAGAACGCACCTCAAGGATACGATTATACTGGAGCGAGTTTCCAATTCCCCAACTAAATAATTTTACTGATTACTTATTATGCCTTTACCCAAGATTTCGACACCGACATTTGAGTTGGTTATTCCTTCTACTAAAAAGAAAATCAAATACCGCCCATTCCTAGTCAAGGAAGAGAAGATCCTTGTAATGGCAATGGAAAGTGAGAGCATGGATGATACTGCAAGAGCTATCAAAGATGTTCTCTCCAACTGTATCCTTACTCGTGGTGTCAAAGTAGATCAACTTTCTACTTTTGATATTGAATATTTGTTCTTGAATGTTCGCTGCAAATCTGTGGGCGAATCCATCGATGTCATCCTTACATGTGCAGACGACGGAGAGACAAAGGTTCCCGTAACGGTCTTCATCGATGAAATTCAAATTATCACTGATGATACTCATAAGAAAGATATTAAGGTAGATGATAAACTCACCTTGAGAATGAAGTATCCCTCACTCAATGAGTTTATCGATCAAAACTTTGGTGATGGAATCGATTTGAATACATCGTTCGATGTTATTGCTTCTTGTATCGAGATGATCTATTCTGAAGAGGAAACTTGGGAAGCAAAAGATCATACTAAGAAAGAATGGTTAGCGTTCATTGAACAATTGAACTCTGGTCAGTTTAAAGAGATTGAACATTTCTTTAATACTATGCCCAAACTGTCTCATACAGTTAAGTATACTAATCCAAATACAGGATATGAAGGAGAGTATACACTTGAGGGCTTAGCATCTTTTTTCAGTTAGCGATGTTGCATCAGGACATCGTTGCCTATTACAAGATCAACTTCGCCTTGATGCAGCATCATAAATACTCCTTGAGTGACATTGAAAACATGATCCCTTGGGAAAGGGACATCTATCTTAGTTTATTAGAACAGTATATTGAGGAACAGAATCTGAAGGCACAGCAAGCTAATGGCATCTGACGATACTCAAAATAAGTCAACTACTCTTGGTCAAGAGAGCAAGATTGGTAAGCTTGCGAGAATCGAAAGAAATACCCGTATCAAAGTAAACGAGACAGAGAAGAGATCTCTAGACAATGCAAAGAAGATAACTATCCTGAAAAATATTTTAGGATACAAGAAAGAAGAGAAAGTAGGAGATAAATTACCAAAGTCAACTAAAGAGCAGACTGCTAAAGAATACGCATCTATTAATAAGAATATTGTTGCAATCAATAAAAACCTGATTGCGATTGCAGATCTTATTACGAAAGGTGCTCAAGCAGAGCAAAAAGCAGATGATGCTGCCGCAAAGAGAGCAAGAAAGAAAGAAGACGATGAGAAAAAGTCTGGTCAAGAGAGTTTATTAGAGAGTGGACTAAAGAAATCTCTCATCAAACCTCTTGAGAGTATGAAGAAAAAGGCAGCAGGTCCTTTTGATAGATTATTCAAGGCAATGGAAGCGTTGTTTATGGGTTTCCTCAGCATCAAAGGTCTAGATGCTTTGGAAGCATGGATGAAAGGAGATAATGAAGAACTAGAGAAGATCAAAGGTGATGTTCTCAAGGGACTAGCACTTGCTGGTGGCATCGCACTTGCACTGAATGGTGGTATTGGATTGGTGATGGGTGCTATTTCTGGTTTGCTTGTTGGATTACTTGGTAAGATTCCTGCATTAATTGGATTGTTAGCATCTCCATTATTGTTAAAAGGACTTTTGGTCGCTGGTCTTGTAGTTGCTGGAACTTGGGCTCTTGGAAAGGTTGTTGAATGGGGTATTGATAAAGTTCAGTTAGCAACATATGGTGAAGGTAATGTGAAGAAAGGAATCTTTGCTACTAGATTGGGTGATAACTATGGTCGCGTTATGCGTCAAGATAAATTTAATGAGATGACCGATGAAGAGAAAAAAGATTTTAGATTAATTAAAATATATGATGACCTTTTAAAAGCACGACAAACTACAAACGATCAACTGTTTAATGCTAGGAATAGATTAACTGGATTTGGGGAAGAGTTTGAAAAGAACAAAGCAGATAAAATTGCTAGATTAGAAGCACAACTTGCTGCTCAAGATCAAGAACTTGCTCAAATGGAGAGAGGTGAGGGTGGATTCCTCATTCAAGGTAAGACAATCAATCAACTGTTTAATTTGTATCAGCAAACTGGTAAATTACCTTCCACTACCTTAACTGAGAAATATCTGACAAATGTTGATGTATTCACGCCAGAGCAGTTTGAGCAAATACCAGAACCAACTTATGAGTCTGGCAGACCCGCAATGCCAGAATCAAGTAGCTCCCCCAGACCTTTTAACTTACAAACCACTTCAATTGATTTTAGCAATATGAAGATGGACAATAGAATGACTCAACTTGCATTCTCTGGAAAGTTAGATATGGGTGATCTTGGGTATGAGGTTCCTGATATTCAAGTTCTCCCGTTCCCAACGGGAGATCAAGAAAATGATCCTGTTGGTACTGATCCTAGTTCAACAGATTTTCCAATGATACCAACGAAGAATCTGTTTAATACTCACTTAGATTTTTCATACACTCTATTTGAAGGACAATGAAACTAGTACCTACTAGAAACGAACTTCAGGTTATTGACTTCGGTCTGCTTTCTATTAGGCAGACCACTCAAGGTATTAGAAAGTCTATCGGCAAATCTATCAGGGCAGATCAGAAGAGAGATTCTGAGAGACTTCAGGTAGAAAAGGGAAGAATGGATGCTGATAAGAAGAAAAGAGCAGAATCTCTAGTTGAAGCAAAAAATCCCGTCAAATTCATAAAAGGTGGGATGAAAAAAGCAGTTCAAAAAGCAGGCAGTGTATTTAAAGGTCTCTTAACTGCTGCTGGATATATTTTGATGGATTGGTTACTCGCAAACCTTCCTAGAATTCTTGTCATCATTGAAGATGTTACTGAGTTTGTTAAGAGTGTAATCAAAGGTATTGAAACTACTTTTGAGAATGTTGGCAATATTTTTAAAGAAATAGGAGATGTTGCAAGAGTTACCTGGGAGATGTTCACTAACTTTGATTTTAGTGAGAAAAAGAGAGATGAATTAAATAAAGAATTCCAAGACTTTAAAGGTGCTGTTGAAAAAACAGGAAGAGATTTTAATGAGAATTATGCAGATATTGAGGCTAAGATGCAAGATCTCATGTCTCAAAACTTCGCTGAGATCAATAAAAAGAGAGAGGAGTTAGGATTAGAACCTTTAACTGATGCACAAGCAAGAGCATTGGCAGAGAAATCTCCAGAGATTGCAAAGTTGAAAAAAGAGATGGATGAAGGCAATTTAACTCAAGAAGAGTTTGACAAAAAAGTCAATGATTATATTGCTGACATTCTAGTTAGAGAAAATAACTACAGCGCACAAGAACAATCTGCGCCAAGAGCAGAACCACAGACCCCGATTAGACAACTACCTCCTAGTCAAAGAACAACCTCTAATGATCCTCAGGTAAAAAGAATTCAAGGTTTATTGAAGTTTATCTCATCTGGTGAAGGTGGATATAACTCAATGAACCAGGGAACAAAAGGCAATACGATTGTCGGTAGTACTGGAAATTCTACAACAATTGTTGGGAAGAAACTGACTGATATGACTGTTGGTGAGATTATGAAGAGACAAGCATACCTGATGGATCCTTCTACAGGGGATCAAGAGAGTGATTATGGTTTGTTTGCTGTTGGTAGATATCAAATCATTCCTGACACAATGCCAACTGCTGTTAGATTATCGGGTGTGAAGATGACAGATAAGTTTGATCAAGCAACACAGGATAAACTTGGTGCTGCTTTGCTCATGTCAAAACCAATAACTAGATCATATCTTGAGGGTAGGTCTAATGATATTCAAGGTGCTATGCAAGAATTAGCAGCAGAATGGGCATCAATTCCTAATCCTCGTACTGGAAGATCTAATTATGGTAGTGGTAATGCTGCTGGACATACTGTTGAACAATTGATGGAGGCATTACAAAATGCAAGACAAGAATATGGAAATCAATCCTCCATCACAGCACCAGTGAACAATAATGTAGCAACATTAATAACTCCTCCAGCAAAACCATCACTAACAATACCTGTGGAGGTTCCAGTAGCAACAATAAATAATGATGTCACCGAAAGGTCTACAGATAGTACTACAGTGGCATCCGCATCTGCAAGCACAGGAAGCGTTGTGTCAGTAATGCAGAGAATCAATAGGAAGTTTACCTGATGTCGGCAGTAACTGGACCATCTATTTTTGAAAGATTTACCATCACCTCTAGAGATGGGTCCAGAGAAGTGGACATCAGAGGTGGTGTTATTGACTTTCAATACTTTGAAGATTTATTTTCTCCTACAACTACTGCTATTGTTCAGGTAGCGAACACTGGCAATACTATTGATGACCAGGGTTTATATCATGGACTCCCTATTAGATCAGGAGAAAGAGTAAATTTTAGAGTTAAGACTCCTGTAGATGCAGCGATAGGTAGTGAGTCGGTTTTTGATTATGTGATGTATGTTGATAAAGTTACTAATTATGTGAGTGACAGACAGTTTGAAGGATTTGTGTTGCATTTGGTTTCTAGAGAGGCAATCACAAACTCTCAGGTTAGAGTGACTAGAAAATTTGTTAGTCAAACCATCGACAAATCTCTGCAACAAATAGTTGGACTGCTAGATCCTCTGCAAGGTGTTCAGTTTGAGAAATGTGAAAATGTATACCCATTCATAGGTAATCTAAGGAAACCCTTTACTCTTGCTATCATGCTAGCAAAGAAAGCAATTCCTGTTGGAGCAAAGAGTGGTTCTTCTGGTTTTTTCTTTTGGCAAACAAAAAACGGATTTAACTTTAAGTCTATTGATGGTTTGATCAAAAATGCAGTTACTCTAAAATCAACTGCTCAAAGATATATTTACAAACAAACCATGGAAGATGGGTATGCTAACCCTGCTGGTAATGCTGTAAGAATTATTGATTTCAAGTCGAACAAAAATAATGATCTAACAGAATCTTTAGAGAGGGGTGAGTACTCCTCATATAGGATGTACTTTAACCCATTGACATTTGAATTCACTCAACCTAAAGATGCCGTCTTCAAACCAAAAGATGATGTTAGATTGGGTCACACAGAAGTTGTGCCAGCAGTTGCTGACCCAGATAACATTCCAGTAAACTATATGGCTCCCAGAATCCTAACTGGGGTCTATAATGTGGGGACTCTAGATGTTGGAGTTTCCACTGCGGTAAATTATGATCCGTATAATGATGTGGCACAAGGATCTGCTAGGTATAGCAAATTTTTTACCTACGATTATACTATTTTAGTTCCTTGTAATACAAACTTAACTGCTGGAGACCCTGTTTATCTGGAGATACCCAAAACCACCACACAATCTGCTGAGTATGACCCCGAACAGAGTGGTCTATATATTATTAAAGAAATCACTCACAAGTTCTATACGAACAAATCTTATACTTCCATGAGAGTGGTGAGAGACACATTCGGAATCAACGGACAAAAGTAACATGGAAAACATCGAAAAGCATATCGAAGAGGATAAAAAAATCCTCGAAGATCCAACAACCAATCCTCAAATGCGTAGACATATTGAGGGACAACTTGAGCAGTTAGAAAGATTTAAAGAGTCGCATCCCGACGATCATCATGATCCTACGGATTTTGAACTGTACTGTGAAGACTTCCCCGAATCAGATGAATGTAGAATCTACGAGGACTGATGGCACTTGAACACTCTTTAGCAGGAAATAGTCAATTCTTAGGAAGAGATGGGTTCAAATGGTTTGCTGCCCAAGTTGCTCCTCTTGACGCGCAGGAAGAGCAACTTGTTCAGGGTGAAGGTTGGGCACATCGCTATAAACTAAGAATTGCTGGATATCATCCATTTTCAGAAGAAATCACTAATGAAGAATTGCCATGGGGGCAAGCATTGCTCCCAACAACTTCTGGTGCTGGTGGCGCAAACTATGCACAATCTACACTAATTCAGCAGGGTGATATTGTTTTTGGTTTCTTCCTTGATGGGGATGAAGCACAAATGCCTATGATCTTGGGACAATTCCCCAGGACTCAATATGTTGCAAATGGAGACTACGCCAGTGCTTTTGCGCCATATGGGGCATATACTTCAAACACAGAAAAGAGTGGACGAGTTCCTGAGAGTGAAAATAATGAGCAGGCAAAACATTCTCAACCCACACCTACCACTCAAGGAAAGAAGAAAGATCAGGTAGGTGCAGGGGCGAGACAACTTACAGCAGATACTTGCCAGACTAATCCCATCACTGAGATGGCAAGCGTTGTTGAAAACCTCGCTAGTAGAGTGGAGGCACTCGCCTTAGCAGGGACTAATCTTCAGAACGAGGTACGATTAGCAGCAGATATTATTGAGATTCAAGCTAACAGATTTGTTGGTACATTGATTGAAAAACTGTTTGACAAGTTTGAAAAACTGGGTCAAGCAGGACTGGAGGCACTGTATAGATTAGTATATGCAAAGGTATATGCTGCAACTCAATCAGGCATTGCTGCACACCTAGCAGGTGTAGCGGCAGAGACAGCAATGTTAGCACCTACAGCATTTTTACAAGAAGCAATTGGTTGTGTAGCAAACAAAGTAGTTGAAGGTCTAGCAGGAACAGTAGAAGATCTCCTTCTTG